TCCGTCATTTGCTATACTAGAGTCATAGTAGTTAACAAACACAAAAAAGGAGCTTTCATGTCAACAGCATTTGTTCGCATTCGCAACGGCGCTTATCGTACCAACGATGTGTCGGGTCAAGTGTTTCAGCTGGTTGAACAATTCAAACAAACAGCCAAGGGTGGCTATGTTACTGTCAAGAACGGTGGCCGTTTTCCTGGCTTTCCTGAAGATATCCGTGTCAAAGTTGACGGCATGACTGACTATGAGTTTGTGGGCGCCGACGAGTTTGACGGCGAAGTAGCCGCAGTTGATGAAGATGTGCAAGACGCCATCAACGACAGCAAAACTGATGAAGAGCGCATGGCTGAAATTGGCGAGCGTTTTGAAATTCTTACAGACATGACCAAGGCTTGCGTGGGCGGTGAGATCCGTGCCATGATTGTGAGTGGCCCTCCGGGCGTGGGCAAGAGCTTCGGTGTTGAGCGTGAAATTGAGAAAGTGCAGATGTGTCAGATGCTGGGCTCCAATCGACTTCGGGCCGAGGTTGTCAAAGGCTCAGCCAGCCCTATCGGCCTGTATCAAACCCTGTACAAATACAGCGACGAGAATTGCGTGGTTGTGTTTGACGACTGTGACTCAATCTTGCTTGACGATGTATCGCTTAACCTGCTAAAAGGTGCGTTGGATTCGGGTAAGAAGCGTAGAATTTCTTGGCTGTCAGAGAGCCGTGTGCTCAAAGATGAAGGCATTCCGGATAATTTTAACTTCAACGGTTCTGTGATTTTTATCACCAACCTTAAGTTTGACAAGATGAAGTCGCAAAAAATGCGTGATCACTTGGATGCACTGCAATCACGCTGCCACTACCTGGACTTGACTCTTGATACCATGCGTGACAAGATCCTGCGTATCAAGCAGATTGCCAAGACAGGTGAACTGTTTGCTGACATGGACATCAGCGATGTTGGTTCCGACTTGATCATTGAGTTCATGGACAAGAACAAAAACTCTTTGCGTGAAGTTTCGTTGCGTATGGCCATTAAAGTGGCTCAGCTGTACAAGAGCTTTCCTAATCGTTGGGAAGCAATGGCTCAGACCACTTGCATGAAGATGGCGTAAGAATTGGGCGGGCAATGACTCGCTTGATGGTTGTGGTTTGTTAGCTCCTTTCCACAATCTACTTGATAGCCCTACCAGAAATGGTAGGGCTTTTTTTTGACTTCTGATATTGTCTCTGTTAAACTGTAACTATGAAAACCTATGATTTTGTTGAAGACTATCTTGAGGTACTGGCCGGCAAACGAGACCTAGCCGGCAAAGTAAGCTCTGGCTATTTGTTTGGAGCCTTTAGTCCAATCATAAGTTTAGCTAGATACGATACCAGTTTTTTAGATAATTTGACTGGCAGCACACTTGCAGGAACTAGTATGACTGACAGGCAAGCCCAGCTGGCGGTGAAGATCATTCTCAAGTACCAGCGTCAACTGGCCAGCAAAGGCATTGATGTGACACCGTGTACCAGTCCAAAATATCGCAAACCCTTGCGCTATCTTGACCGTAGCAAACGCATTTGGTCTGATGGTTCCAATATCTATCTTCGTTTTCCATATGACAGCAACATGATTACGCAACTGCGTGAGCTGTTGAAAGCACGACAAGGGTCAGCGCACTTTGACAAGGAAAGCAAGGTCTGGGTCATTGCAGTCAGCGAGTACAACATTAATTTCACAGTAAGTTGGGCCAAAGGACATAACTTTGAAGTTGACCAACCAATTGAACAGTACCTGGAAGAGATTATCACAGTAGAACAACAGCCGTACAAGATACAACTGTGCAAGACTGAGTCAGGATTAGAACTAACAAATGCTTCACCCAGCATGCTAGACTACATCTATGCACAAGGTTTGAGTTTGGACGACGAACACCTGCATCAGTTGGTAGATCTTTCAAGTGTGCTAGGTTACACTGTGCATGAAGATTTGGTTACAGAACTTGACAGTGCCCTGGGCCCTGACCTAGTGGTATTCATGTTGCGTAGAGAATACGAATTGGCTGGCGCACAAAATCAATTGAGTCGCTTGCTACGCTATGCTCAGCTGGTAAATAGATTACCCATGATAATTTATGCACCTAGTTTGTCCAATGAACATGAGTTGGTAACACAAGAGCTGGAACAGGATCAAGTAACTTTGTTGTTGAATAAAAAACTAGACAGTATTAAAGAAATAACCACACCGGTGCTGCTCACACACAAGCCTATCAATACCAACAATACTATACCTTTATTGGTCAGCTACTCGGGCATGTTGTCAGGAATTGACAAACAAATGATGCAACAGAACAGCGAAAAAATTGTGTACCTAAATCATAAGTTAGGCAAGTGATGCGAAAAGAAGTTAGTGAGTTTGCTCATCAACCAGGGATAACACAAGCCTTCCTGCGCAGTGTAAGAACAGATTCTCTACAGGTGCCTCAAATGGATCAAGCCAACAGTGACTGGATATGTTGGCAGAGTGGGCTACCTTACTTGTCATTGGATATTGAAATACCCTGGCAAATGATTCGGCAAGAAGCTCGTGTTGCTATGCCTCACATGCTGGCCCAACCTATTACCAGTCATGACAGTTATGGCTGGACCAACCTGGGTATCTACAGTCGTGGGGCAGAAGATCCGGGTGATTATCATGGTTCTGTGCAAGGCGTCAATGATTGGACAACGCAAGCTCTCACTCTCATGCCTAACACAGTGAAATATCTACAAGAACAATGGCCGCATGCACAGTTTCACAAGATCAGACTGTTGGGGTTAGAGCCCAATGGAGTGATAGGTTTACACAAGGATGATTGTTATGGGCTAGACAATATCAATATTGCCATTGATCATCCACAGGGCTGCGAGTTTGCAGTTGAAGGTGCAGGAATTGTACCTTTTGAAAACGGTAAAGTGTTCATGATAAATGTTGGGCGTAGGCACGCCGTGGTTAACCCTACTCCTTACACTAGACTGCATATCACAATATACCAAAGCCATGACAAACAAATGAAAGATTTGATTGAGAAAAGTTATGAAAAACTTTGCGCAACAGGTTGATTTGCCTCTTGCTTTTATGTTAAAATTACCACATGTTTGCTAAACTAATTATCCGTGATGAAGTCAATGTCAAGATTGAAGGACTAGAACTTTCAGACAGGCGAGAGCTTGCCAACAAGTACAAGTATGAGATTCCTGGTGCTAGATACCTGCCAGCAGTTCGTCTTGGGCGTTGGGATGGCAAGGTGGGCTTTTTTCAATTGGGTGGCAGCACCTATATTAATCTGCTGCCAGATATATTGTCTTATTTGGCCGAGCAAGGTTACAATATTGAAGTTGATGATACCAGAGATTACAAAACCAATTTTGAATTCAAACAGATAACTGAAGACAGCTACAATCACATTGCCTGGCCCAAAGGTCACCCGATGGCAGGTCGGACTATGCGTCTTAGAGACTATCAGCCTGAAATTATCAATCGCTTTTTTGAGAATCCACAATGTGTGCAAGAGGTGGCCACTGGTGCAGGCAAAACAGTGATCACAGCAGCACTCAGCGACGCAGTAAGTCAATACGGTCGTAGTATAGTAATTGTGCCAAACAAGAGCTTGGTCACACAAACAGAAGCAGACTATATCAACATGCAGTTAGATGTAGGTGTGTTCTACGGAGACAGAAAAGAGTTTGGTCGTCAGCATACTATTTGCACCTGGCAGAGTCTGAATGTGTTGCTCAAGAATACCAAGAACCAAGAAGCTGACATCACCATTGGCGAGTTTCTCGAGGATGTGGTGTGCGTGATTGTGGACGAAGTACACATGGCCAAGGCAGACGCACTGAAAACTCTGCTTACAGGTGTAATGAGTCACATTCCACTTCGTTGGGGGCTCACTGGAACTATACCCAAGGAAGAATATGAGTTCATGGCGCTCAAGTGTGCCATTGGCGAGGTTGTTGGTAGTTTGAAAGCAGCCACGCTACAGGAAGCAGGTCATCTAGCACAGTGTCATGTGAACATTGTGCAGTTGGTTGATCATGTGGAATACAACAATTATCAAAGCGAGCTTAAATACCTATTGGAAACCAGCGGCAGGCTAGACTACATGGCCCGTTTGGTGCAAAGCATACGAGACAACGGCAACACTCTTATCTTGGTTGACCGTGTGGCAGCTGGTCAAGCATTATCGGAGAGGATCAAAGATGCAGTATTCATATCAGGGGCAACGAAGGCTACGGATCGTCAAGATGAGTACGATGAGGTGGCTACCGCACATGGCAAGGTTATTGTGGCGACTTATGGTGTGGCCGCTGTGGGTATTAATATTCCTAGGATCTTTAATCTGGTTCTTGTGGAACCCGGAAAGAGCTTTGTTAGGGTTATACAATCTATTGGCCGTGGTATTAGGAAAGCAGAAGACAAAGACTTTGTACAGATCTGGGATCTAACTAGTACCTGCAAGTTTGCCAAACGACATCTTACCAAGCGCAAGGCCTTTTACAAAGAAGCCAACTATCCCTTTGCAGTGGAGAAATCAGAATGGCAATAGCCAACAAGTTGACCTTTGTAGTGGTTACTTGCAGCAAAGACCTGCTGTTGTTGTCTCGTTACCTTAGTAGTCTAGTGACCCACTGCAACAGAGATGATTTAGAAGAAGTGCTGCTGATATTCAATGATCATTACAAGTATCTACCTGAGTTTGAATCTGTAGTACAACGATTTTCGATGCTGCCCATACGACACTTGTGGAGCAATAGCATATGGCCAGAACAGAGTGTGTATGATTGGCAAAGCCAACAACAACTTAAAATTATTGTTGCTGAATTGGTTAGAACAGAATGGTATGTGATCAACGACAGCAAGGATTTTTACTTTAATAATCTTGTGTACAACGATTTTGTTAATGCGCAAGGGCAAAGCATGCTACAAGTAATGCCAATACATAATCCACATGACGCTTGGTTTGGTCCAAATTCATATCATCGTAGTCAGTACGAACATGCATATGATCTCATGAAACTGCGTTTTACAGAACACATGTTTGCTCTAAGAACTTGCGAAGCCAGTGTATGCCCTTGTCATACACACACGGTACAAAGCATGATAACATATCTGAAACAACAATGCGGTGCGCTGTTCCCACATCTTCTAATGTTACAAATCAATCACAAGGCCATGTTTACAGAATATGCATTGATGAGTGCCTGGCTTGTAAAAAACGATTTGTTATTGACGCAGTATAGATTACACAACCATAGAGAAGGATTCATATGCAAAGTATCCTGCAATAAAGATTTAAGAAGAGGAAAATAATAATGAGAATTTTAACGCTGGATAATCAAGCGTTCGAGATGGACGAAATTCCAGACGAAGTAGATGACCTAAGATTTTGTGTGTTTGACAACAGCAATCCACGAGACCCTGATTACTTTTACATACCATTGATATTTTTAGAAAGTTTCAACAGTCCAGCTCTGGTGCTACGCATAGGCCCGCACACAATCAAGATGCCAGTGGATTGGCAAGTGCTCATTGGTGAACATGACTTCGGTGATCTAGAAGTTGTGCCATTGACCAGTATCAATGATCGCGGTTTTAATGTGTTTACATTCAACCCACTGAAAAGTTTTAAGCCAGAGTTTTTTCCAATTGAAATAGTAGATATATATCATGACACCAAGTGGTATTTTCCCAAACTGCGACCAGGGCAGTTGCTTGCAGTACCACTAACAGCTGGTAACAATCCTGTGTGTGCATACTTTGTCAAGGATATCAGCAGACAGTGCGAAGTAGTTGATTACGGAAAGGTTTGGTAATGTTTAATTGGATCAAGAACAAATCAAAAAAAGGTTTATGTTTGGTAGCACATCCTGATGATTGTGTGATATTTGCTCAGGCATTTTTGCTAGAACAAAAACAACTGGATTGGACCATTGTGTATCTTACCTACGACGAAAACAGTGACAGGGGGCAAGAGATTAGCAGTTACTGGAGTCAGCAAAATATCACCACACGCTTTTTGGGCTTTCAGGACAAGTGGCCGCTGAGCAACCAAAATGATGAAATTGCAGTGTTGGACAAATTGATTGACACAGGAGTACAATTTGATATAGTGTTGACTCATAATGCCATTGGAGAATATAAACATGTGCATCATGTGTTGTTGCACTCAGTGGCTCAACGATTACCGCAGCCCAAAGTTTATTTTGGAATGGGATTTTTCCATAATCACTCTAGTGCTAGGCCTAGAGATCAAATACCAAGATTACCTTTACACCATGCTGTTATTGCAAATTTTGATCTTGAATCAAGATGTCAATACTACATAGATGACAAAGCCAAGGAGCTGCTATGAACTTGAGATATAATATTTATGATGTGGGCGGTGAAGTTGTCAAAGACAATGAAACCTACTTGCTCAAGGACAACAAAACATTGAACAATCTGGTGCTGAGTTCTACAAAACTTTATCGGGGACAAAGCACCAGAGGTCATAGACATGCAGGTCAAGAGGAAGTATACTTGTTTGTGCAGGGCTATGGTAAAATGATTGTGGGCAACGAAACAGACGAACCTTTTGATGTAAAGTCAGGCGATATTGTTCTCATCCCAGACGGCGCATTTCATCGAGTAATCAATGACGGAGAAATGCATTTGATATTTAATTGTGTGTTTGATGGCAAACGGAGTCACCAATGATCATCAAAGATTTTACCACTATCAATATTCATCACGGTGAGGATGAACACGAAGTATGGATCAAGAATCCAGATCTTAAAGAAATGGTACAGGCCGAAAGTTTATATGATCTCCCAGAGATAATTGACGCGATGTTTCGTGCACCGTACAATCCTGCCTTGCAAGATGCACTTGATCGTGTTAAAATAGTTTACAGGTTGAGTCGAACATGAGTGATAAACTAGATATCAATAATGAAATGGCGCAGTTAGATCGTAAGAACACACAGTTCTATGACGAACTCACCGATGAAGAACGCAAAAAATTCAGCACATATCTCATGTTGCGTTGGAGCAGCCAGGTGCAGGCTGCTAGCAATATTCAAGCCTACTATGTGATGAGTTGTAATCAAAACCTTAACAAGAATTTTTTTGACATAGCCAAACACCCTAAGTTGCAATGGTTGTGCGCCACAGCAGTGAGTCCAGGTATTGGTACATTCAAACATCAGTGGATTGCAAACAAGAAAAAAAATTCAGGTTATGAAAACAAACACCTGAAATTTCTGGCTGCGTTGTATCCACACCTCAAGAGAGATGAAATTGAACTCATGGCCAAACTCAACAACAAACAAGACCTTATCAAAAAAGCCCAGGAGTTGGGTTGGGATGACAAACGAATTAAAGCAGAGTTATAAATGTCGATACTGCAATACAGAATTCCGTAAGGAGTCAACACTTGCGGCGCATCTCTGCGAGCAAAAAAGACGCTGGCAGCAGGAAAAAGAAGCAGGAGTGCAACTGGGCCTGCGTTCTTATCTGCGCTTCTATGAAGTCACACAGGGCAGTGCTAGATTAAAAAGTTATGAAGATTTTGTAACCAGTCCATACTATGGTGCATTTGTTAAATTTGGACGGCACCTGGTTGGTATTCGTGCGATAAATTCTATAGACTATCTGGAATGGCTGTTGAAGCAGAACAAGAAATTGGATCATTGGTGCAAGGACAGTTTCTATGAAGAATGGCTCATGCAGTACCTACGCAAAGAGAATGTGCAAGACGCACTTGAGCGTGGATTGAAAGAAATGCAAAACTATGCAGACACTCATACAGATCTTAAAAACGGGTTTCGCGATTACTTTCGCTATGCTAATGCTAGTCGTGTTTGTCACCATGTTACTACCGGTAGGATTAGTCCTTGGATATTGTTTAATTGTGCTAGTGGCGTTGATTTTCTTGGCAGTCTTGACCAAAGTTTTCTGGCTGTTGTTCTGCCTTGGATTGATCCTGATTATTGGAATCGCAAGCTACAAGACTACATGGCAGACGCAGAGTGGTGCAAACATGTACTTGGGGAGGCAGGACTATGAAGTTTCAGTCAGACATTGATATTGACTTTGCAGACCGCGAACAAATACTGCAATTGATCAAACACACACCTGCCAGTTTGCGTCGCAATGATGCACTGGCTGCACACAACACAGGTGTGCATCCTACCATGATTCCTGCAGATCCATTTACAGGACTGGCCAGTTTGGATTATGAACAAGCAGAAG